CTCTTACTCCGCCAATATATGCACTTTTGGTATCGGGATATTCTGTAGCAAATATTTTAGTAAACAAATCATAAAATCTATCTGTACCATATTTATTCTCTTTGATTGATATATCTTCTTTTTCTCTCAACCATCTTTCAGGCTCATCATCTTTCCAGCAGTGATGCCATAACTCAGTATGGGAACAATTGTTACTTATCTTCATAGGCATTTGAAACCACATAGGCTCTACTTCTGGGCGATTCATAACTTCTCTCATATAATTAACTGTACACTGCCATTCAGCCTCTTGATCTATAAATGCGACTTTTAAAGGTAATCTAGCTTTTTCTTTAGCTACAATTAGAGATAGTTCTAAACATACCGTAGAATCCTTGCCTCCGGAAAAACACACTACTACATTTGGAAATTCATCAAACACATATCTAATCCTATCTAACGCCTCTTCATAAACTGTTTTATTGAGAAATATTTTTTGAGAATTATCAGTCTTTATTCTTATGTCTTTCATCTAATAACGCTCTATTGATTAATATAGTTTTTTCTAGCGGGGAGCCCATAGTCCAATATTGATAATCTCCTACGTTATAATATATGTAGGTTTTATTGAAAAATTTTTGCTCATACCCATATTTTCTAATTAATTCTACACAAGTAAAAAAATCTTGTTGATTTGACCATGTAGTTCTAAGAGTGTAGGCATGAGGTATATTAGCCATTGATTTAGCAAATTTATATGTAGCTTTGGGTAGTTTATTAGTTAAAAACTGTATTTCACTTATCTTGTTCAATTTCAAACTCATGAAAACAGCTTGGGCATATGACCTGTTTCTTAGGTCGATCCAAACCAAATCTGTTATCTTCTTTATTTTGGGCTTTTATAATATCATCATTAGTCAACATGCTTTTAGCGTAGTTAGGGTCTAACTCAGGCTTATATTCAATCGCTGAGTCTAAACCCAAGTCTCTCAAAGAGAAACCTACATCTTTTAATTCATCTATATCAAATCTATTTGCTAATACTTCAATGTTAAAGTCACCGGCTGTATTTTTGTTAAGCCTAATATTTAGCTCATCAAATTCTTTTGTATCTAAGGATCGCGAGGGAATATAACAATCTACCTCATTTATTTTTAATCTTTCTAATATCTTTTTCCTACCATGACCACCACATATTGTATAGTCACTATTTAAAACAAGAGGTTCAGCCACACCAAACTTAGTTATACTTTCTTCTAGGTTATTTAATTTTTTTTCAGATAGGGTGCGGGGGTTATGCTCATATTCTTTGAGTTTAGAAAGTTTAACCTTTTGTATTGCCCATGTTATTTCTGACATGAGCTTACAATAACTTATCAATTTATATCTGTCAAATCATAAGTAGTCATCATAGCATTTTGTGTCGTTATTCCATTTTATGATGCACTCTCCAATATTACCTTGAACATCAACCTCTCTAACTTTGGCTACACGAACTTTAGTAACTTCTCTCTCATAATCTCTTGTTACGATAATCCCAACATCAGTCTTATTATTCCAATGGGCACTGCCCGATACATCATAGAGGCTGTTAACAGAGAACATACCATCAGCACCTCTTATTTGCTTAGTAGGATGAGCCACTAAGAAAGTACATGTCTCAGTTTCTCTATTGAATCTCTTAATCTTGGAAATCAATAATGAAATATGTTCATCTTCTCTAAGGTTATTTCTAGCCGGATTAATCTCGTTATAAGGGTCTATAACCATTCCATCAATTCCAAAGGTTTCTACGCAGTATAAAGCCCGTTCTAGTAGCCAATCTATATCGGGACTATCGCCCGTTTTATCTATAAAGAAGAAATGTTCTTGTATAAATTCTATAGCCTCTAATACTTCAGTCTCACTTGCTCTATTTTTAAAGATATGGTCAAAAGGTTTGTGTGTATACTTTTCTATAAGCCTCTTCAAATTTACCGCTGATGAATGCTCGGGTGAGAAGATGCTGTACTTGAATCCATGCTCTCTTGCTGTCCGCATACAAATATCATAAGTCAAACTTGACTTTCCACAATTAGGTGTACCGGTCATCAATATAAATGAGGGTTTGATAATTTTGAAATATGGATCGAGATTTTTGAAACCACATCCATATCGTTTTTGTGTCTCACCCCGATACAATCCCCAAATATCCTCAGTTAAATCTTTGGCTCTATATACGCCATCTACTTTGCTCATGTTTACTCCTGTTTATTATATTAATTATCCCGCAACAAAATTTTTGTTACGAGGTTTTTTCTTAAAACCGAAACTCTTTATATTAGTATTGTGTGAAGAATCTGCACATTGGATATAATACTGATTCCATGCTTTCAACCCATTACTAGATTTTTTGATTTTAATAAAGCCTTGCTTTTCAAGTTTTTGAATATGGGTGATAACACATCTCCTTGAACAATGGCATAAAGTTGCTATGTGTTCTTGACTTGGATAACATTTATTGTCTTGGTCAGCATAGTTAGATAACATTAGAAGTATAAGTTTACTTGTTGGATTACCTGTTTTTTGCCTTACCGCCCATGAAAGTGCTTGAAAACTCATGTTACATCATAAAAATCATTCGGTGTTACTTCGCCTTTAGTAGCCTTATAAATAAGTCTCATAGGCTCTGGTTTTGGTATTCTAATACCCATCTTGTACTTATTTATAGTATCGGGAAGTAATCCTGTCATCTCACTAAACTTCGATACAGTAGTATTAGTTGATGCTAAATATTCTGTTAGTTGCATATTTTCTCTCCTTGATTACGATTATAATAATACTTATATGACAAAATATCAAATGACATTTTCGATTTACTTTCATGATTTTATGTCATATTATAACAATAACTTAGTTAGATTTTCACATTAGTTTTTCTAAGTTACTCCTATAAGTTGGGGGGAAGTAAAATGGTTTATTTCCCCTTTTAATCTTTAGGGATCACACAACATGAGGCGTAAAAATGCAATACTTAATACTTAAAAAATATTTCAACAATGGTGATTGGTACATACATAATCAAAAAATAAAATCTGAAACAGATGCACAAATGTTATGCGATACCATGAACAAAATTGAAGATGGGAATACATATACAATAGTAACAATTCCAGAGGAACATAATTTAGAGGTAGTTAATGATGAAAAATAAACTACAACTAGACATGCAAAAATTCCAAGATTTGCAAATAGTTTTGGAACAAGACAAGCAAAACAATCATTTTAGGAATAAATTTACAAGTCTTTATCAAGTACAAAAACAAATACTAGACACAATAAAAGAGCATAAACTAGGATTGATGTTTAGGTTTGAATCCGTTGTACATGAAGATTTTACTACAACCATAAATGTTATTGTTACACATAAAGAGTGTGAGGAAATGTTGGTTAATACTGTACCTTTAGTTTTAAAAGATACAACTAACCCACAGGCTTTAGGTAGTGCGCTGACGTATGCACGTCGCTATATTTTAACACTAACATTTGGCTTATGTGACCAAGAAGTAGATGATGATGGAGAACAGGCTAATGGTCATTCTAATCAGTCTGAAAACTCACAAAATCAACCACAAACAAACAAAAAAACATTTAACTATAGAGGTAATAACTAATGAATGATGCAGTAGAAAAAGCAAATGAGATTGGAAAGATGATGGATGATATTGAAAAAGCACATGGTGTTAATAAGGATCGAGATTTTGAGCCTCTAAATGGAAAGCTATATCATCTTAAAGAACATGTAGAGGGTGGTCTAATAGACAAACCTTTATTTGATGGGAAGATTGATGATGGTAGTCAGTATGGTATTCAATTTAAAGTTATTGAAACCATTGACAGCAAGGGCGGTCAAATCGTATATCTATATCAAAAAATAGGGGCTGTATGGAGTGGTGAGGGTAGACACCCTAACTTACTTATGAGTGGTACTTTAGATTCTGGCGTTATTGATGACCAAGAAAAATCCATATCTATGTGGAAAAATACAAGTGATGATGGACAAGAATGGGTATCAGTAAAGGTAGAAAAGAAATACGAAAAGCCGGAGTAGATATTGTCTGCATACGGCTACATGTTAATTCCTATATCTGCTAAAGATAAATTTATAGCAATTGATGAAATCAACAGAGGTATAGGAGTTAAAACAACAGCACGAGTAACGAGCAAGGATGAAAGTGT